GGCGGCCCTAAGGCCGCCAGTGGCACATCGTGTGCCCACCCTGGTTTCCCTGTATGGCGGAGTCGCCCTGATGAAGCGTCATTTACCTCGGATTCGAAGTCAGCGGCAACCAAGATTGGTTGGCCGTTTGAACGACAATCCAAGAGAGATAAATGATTGGCTTTATCAGGCCCTCATCGTCTCGGAGCCCCATTACCGTTTGTCTAACGGCGAATGGAGTGGGGGTGGTCCATTTTACACTTACAGTGCTCAACTTGAGCACCGTAATGTAATTGACCACTCATCATGGTGGGAGTGGGGGAATAACCATGGCCCATACCGCATTGGCGGTGTTGGTCCATTGGCTTTCCTTCCATTCCCATCAGGCGTACCGTACGTGCCATGGAATGTTATTTCGAAAGATCTCATTGAGCTCTTTCCAAATGCATACAGGCGCGCACGTCCAGGTTCTCCGCAAGCGGGACTCGGACAGTTCCTTGTGGAACTGAAAGAGTTTCCGCGGATACCTGGCAAGAGTCTGTTTAGGCAGGGAGTTCCTGTCTCTCAGATTCCTGCTACGCTTCGAGCTCGTCTCGCGGAGTTTCTCGGAAAGCCCTATAAAGGCGGTCCGAATGAAGTCGCCCTTCGGGGCGGCTCCAATGAAGCTATCGCGAAGTTTAGGCCATTCGGCAGGGAGCGTTCTTCGCTCTCTCACGAATACCTAAATTACGAGTTCGGATGGCGGCTCTTGGTCAACGATATCAAGGCTATGCATGCCTTGACTAAATCGATTGACCGTCATATCTACGATATTCTGTCCAGAAATGGACGAAATACTCGTAGAAAGATCCGCTACCCCGAGGAGACTACCGATGGAGAAACGTACACAGCCGACGTCCCATATAATTATTGGGATGTCGGAGGCGCGCCAAACAATCATGTTTGGCGTGACTCGCGTACGACTCTACGGTATGAGGCTACAGTGATTACCCGTACGTGGGGATCCTTTGGTTTTCACTATTGGATCCCCGATACGAGTAGTCCTGTATGGCAGGCTAAGGCTCTCTCGGTGCTCTATGGAGTCGCTCCGACTCCACAGTTGCTCTGGGATTTACTGCCTTGGTCATGGCTCGGAGACTGGTTCACCAATATTGGAGACGTGGTCTCCAATATTTCTGTGAATGCAGTCGACAATCTCGTTGTCCGTTACGCATATTTGATGCGTAACACTATAACAACGAGGCGTTGTATTGCGGATTGTTCTCACTCCGGGAGTAGTTCCCCCGGGTGGCAAGAATGGCCGCAACTTCCACTTACGCGGTTTGAGTCTCTTTATAAAGAAGAGACAAAACTGCGCGTGGAAGGCAACGTTTTATCGCCATACAGCCTCGGATCGACACCTGACGATTTATCATCCCGTCAAGTGGCGATCCTCGCTGCGCTTGGCACTTCGCCAGGCGGAGTCCGCGCTTACAAACGCTGAACAGCGTATGTAAGCCAAATCCCAAAGTCGGAGAGCTCCTTTGTCGTTCCCAGATCCTCTTGTGATCGGTATTGGTGCCGGTGGCTCTGCCCACCCTCTGCCCAGAATTGGGTCAGATGGCAGGGAGAGTCGGTATCGGGATATTCATTCTGATGGCACGAACGATACTCTCGTTCTTGGCAATCAGGATGTCCCGAAGACCAACCGCCGTCGGACATTCTGTCGGCTGACGAGGGAGGCCTTCGTGAATAATGCACTGTTCACTGGACAGAATCTTCTGTCCAGTTACAGTGTCACTGTCACGACAGACTTCCCGAAAATCGTCGCGCCGCCGACTGTCCTCGACATCACTGTCGGACTGGCTCAATGGTATATCTCCGCTGATGCGGGAGGGGTGTTTAACGCCCTTCGTCACATCCGCGGCGAAACCTAGCGAGTCAGCTCAAGAGGATCTTACGACCAAGGAACGACCACCTCCAATTGGAGGGATCGTGAAAAGCCTTGGCGAGCTCGCCGAACAACTCCTGCTTAATTGCGGGAGTAAGGGTGGTGCCGCTGTCTTCCGTGACGTCCACACGTTGCGGGAGCGTACCAGGCACGAGGGTGATGGGTTTATTACCATCACTCTTCCTAACTTTTGCTCAGACTTCGAAAGATGTCTGGCAGAAGGTCGGGTGGTTCCTGGGCTTTTCCTTTCTTTTCGAAAGGAGAAGTCCGGAATTCCTTCTTTTTTGAAGGGATTCCTGCACCACGTGTTTGGCCCGGACGGATCCCTGAGATCTAATCCCTCAATCTTGCACATCTCCCTGATTAGGCAAATTTGCCTATACGGGAAGAAAATCCTTAGGCCCTGCTCTCCAAGCAGGACACAAGGTGCGATTGAGAGGTTTATCTCGGTGGACAAGGACTGTGTGGTTCCGGAGTTCAGTTGTACGTGGACTAGAGTGTTTCGACTCATTGTCGACTCTCTAGCCATTGTGCCAGAGGGGGATTCATTCCTCCTCCGGCCACGTCATGGACCCGGTGCTACGACCGACCGTCTTATTGGCAATGCCAAGTGGACGAATCGGACTTGGACTGAGAGGTTGGAGCAGTGTGGATATACTTTCCACCGCTCCCGCTTCGGTCGCGATGAACCCTTGTGGGATCCACAAGGATATCTCGACCCTCAGGATCAAGCAGTCTATCTCTCTCCTGAGTGCGAGCCACCTGTAAAGGTGGTTCTCGTGCCAAAGACGCAGAAAACTCCACGAGTGATCGCAATTGAGTCTACCGCTGTGCAGTATGCGCAGCAAGGACTTAAAGCTATCCTCGTGGATGCGATTGAAAATTCTGACTTGACGGCCGGGCACGTCATTTTTGACGACCAGCTTACAAATCAGATCCTGGCGCTCGAAGGATCCATGAGTGGTAGATATGCCACAGTGGATCTCTCCGATGCCAGCGATCGCATCTCGCTCGGTCATATCCGTGCTCTGTTCCAATCCATGCCCAAATTCTTGGAATGGATCGAAGCGTGCCGGACTGCCCGGGCGGTTCTCCCAGGGGGCGAAGTTATCGCCCTCAGGAAGTTCGCGTCTATGGGGAGTGCCCTGACCTTTCCCCTTGAGGCCTTGATGTTCTTTTCGAGCATCGTTGCCTCTCGGCTTGAGGCCAGAGGGATTTATCCGACAGTTTCCTCTGTCCGTGAATACGGGCAAGAGGTATACGTCTACGGGGATGATCTTATTTTCCCCGCAGACGAGGCACCTGCTATCTGTGCTGATCTTGAGGCCCATGGCTTTAAGGTCAACCGACGCAAGTCTTTCTGGACTGGAAAGTTCAGAGAGTCCTGCGGAGCGGACGCTTACGACGGGGAGTTGGTTACACCAACCTACCTCCGACGTGATCTTCCGGCAGATAGGTCCGATGCTTCGGGTATACTGTCTACCGTTGCAGTGGCAAATCACCTGGAACATGGTGGTTTGTTTAATGCAGCGGCCCCTCTAAGGAAGAGGGTGGAGCAAATCTTGGGCCGACTGCCCAAGGTGTCTCCTGACAGCCCAGCCATCGGATGGTGGTCCCACAGCGAGGCCACCATTCCGAGCCGGTGGAACAAGCGCCTGCATCGGGTTGAATACCGATGCTGGTCTGCTTACTCCACGCGCGTTGAGGACCCCCTTGAGGGGTCGGATGCGCTGGCTAAGTGCTTCCTCCTTCTGGGGTCTCCCGACCCCGCTGATTGGGAGCATTTGGAGTATACGGACAGGCCCTACGGCC